TCTGATTCGTAAATGGTTGGGTAGGATACCAGATTGGCTCGAACCAAGGTTCGGGCCTGGTGCAACTATCAGTGACAAGTCACGTGTGTGTTTGATTCCGGACAAACTCACATCTGAACCCACATCCACCCCTGATGCCGACTTTGTGCGTTATCTCTGGAGAGAGACCGCATGGGGTCGAGCTGCGTTAAATCGCGGTCAGGATGAATTCAAGTTCGTAAGAGGTAACAAATTCTTCTTAGTCCCTAAGGACGGGAAGACCCGACGCGCTTGCGCGAAGGGTCCGAGCATCAATGTCAGCTACCAGCTGGCGATTGGGAAATCGCTTCGGCGACGACTCAAGATGCAAGGAATTGACCTTGTCGATGGACAGGAGACTCACAGGCAGGTCGCCTGCTTCTCATCCATCGATGGCACTTTTGCCAGTATTGACTTGACTTCTGCTAGTGACTGTCTGGCATACAACTTGGTGAAGTTGTTGCTACCCCCGGATTGGTTTGATCTCCTTAATTGGTTGAGAGAACCCTTTACACAGTTGCCCCACAAGGGCAATCGGTGGAAGAAGCTGGAGAAATTCAGCGCGATGGGGAACGGTTTCACGTTTGAGTTAGAGACTTTAGTCTTTTTGGCTCTTTCGTGCGCACTTGATCCAGTATTGAAACCTGGGTTGAGCGTCTTAGTATACGGGGATGATATCCTCGTCCCTACGGGACATGCGCCGGACGTGATCTCCTGCTTGAGGTTCTTTGGTTTTCGAACTAACGAATCTAAAACGTTCCTACAAGGACCGTTTCGGGAGTCCTGTGGTGGAGACTTTTGGTTGGGTCAGCCCGTGAGGGCCTACCAACTGAAATCTCTTCCCACGGAACCGCATGAGTGGATCGCTTTTGCAAATGGGATCCGACGGGGCCTCACGGCCGCTAAGATCCCAACAAGACGATCCTGGTTCAAGTGCATCGATCAGATCCCTACGGCTTCGCGCCGTTTCGGCCCGGAAGGGCTTGGGGATTTGGTACTGCACGATGACGACCAAAGCTCATGGTTGATGCGTACAAAGCATTCCATTCGCTACGTCAAATGCTGGGCTCCCGCCGAATACCGCAAGGTATTTTGGTGGGGGTACAGCTATGACGTTCAATGGGCTAGCGCTCTATACGGCACTTCTTGGTCTGATGACAAGGACCAAGACAGACGGTACCTCGTTCCTAGGAACGGAGTAACCGGTT